TATTATTATTCTCTTTTTTTTGTTTTTTTAAATTTGTTTTCATATTTTTGTCTCTTATTTATGAAGAATTGCTGAAGCACAATTCTTATCCATAAATATTAAACAAATTTAATTTACCAAACCCAAATTTTTATGTACGACATCAATAAATGTTTTTAACATATCAATATTACTTAAAGTATCATCAATTTGATTTACTTCTTTACTTATTTTTGCACGAAGTTTTTTATCAGGGAGAGCATTAACATATTCCACAATTGAATCAATTGTATGTTGAACCATTGTTTTGTTGTCTGATGTTTTTTCTTCTTTTGATGCAAATGTAATTCCATTATCATTTATTTCATAGTATAACATTCCAAGTGGTCCTTTTCTGTTTTTTTGACCCCATGCAATTGTTCTTATATTTTCTTTTTTATGATGAACCATCTCAAGGTGAGCATCAAACATTTGCATAATTGTATTTGCTCCACGAAATTCTCCATCTTTTGTGTTATGACCAACCATAATAAGAATTGCATTGTTATCTTCAATCCATCTTCTTAATTTTTGAATTATCATGAAATGGGTTTCATCTTCACTATTGTTTGGGTAATCTTCTTTGGCAATAACTTGAAGAGAATCTACTATTATTATTGTTGGTTTAACTTCGTCTAATTCAATTAAAAAATCTTCAAATTTTGGGCAACTTTTGTTGTCACAAATATAAGCATTTTTATGATTAATATTTAGAGTTTTTGTTTGATCTTTTACAGAAGATGCAGACATTTCTCTTGAATATAAAATAGTTTTATATTTATTTAATACCTTCTGAAGATTTACAGCAAATGTGGTTTTACCTGCTCCAGATGTTCCAGTAAGAAATATTGCTGTTTTATAAACAAGTCCACCATTTCTTGACCAAAAATTATCAACTAATTCATTTCCTGTTTTAATTGAACTTTCTACCTCTATTTCTATCTCGCTATAATTTTTGCTTTTCATAAATTTTTTAATTTTATGTTATAACGATATTTGTTTTTGTAAGGAGAAAGTTTATTCTATAAAACTCCACCTATAAATTGAATTGCATGTTTTAAATGTTTGTTCATCTATTATTTCTTTTACAGGAGAAGTTCTATACCAATTCCCACACCAAAAAGCTTCTCCAATTTCTGGGGTTTTTATGAAATCACCTTCTTTAACATAACCAACCTCAATGTTATTTGAATGTTTAGCATCTGGAAGTTCTTTTAATTTTTCTAATTTTATTTTCATATTGTTTTCATTTTATTTATTTAATTGTCACCTAAATATTTACTTGGAATTGATGTTTCTAAGCCAAATATTTTAACTTTTGTTTTATGAATTCCCTTTTTTATAATCATAAGTTTTGTTCCAATTAAAATTTCAAAAGGAGTGCATTTAGCAGATGATAGAACTTCTAAAAATTGTCTATTTTTCATGTTTTTGTATTTAATTCTTGATTCGCAAATCACGAATCTAGTTCAATAACCCTAGTATTTCTTTGAATCTCCAAAATATTTTATCTTCAGATTCTTCTTTGTTTAAAAAGCCAGCCCAATCTATCTCATCTAATTGAAGATTATTTTCGTCCACAACTAGATTTTCGTTTCCATTTATATTTATCCAATCAGGTGAATTAATTTTAACCAAAAAATAAAAAACTGTTTTATAAACTTTACCGTTTTTATCTTTGTATTTTATCTGATACTCAAATTTATCAATCAAATAATCAGGAATATTAATTCCAGTTTCCTCTTTTGTTTCTCTTATTGCGGCTTCCAACGATGTTTCATTATCATCAATATGTCCTTTAGGAAATGATAGCCTACTATTCCATGCTGAACCAGTTGGGTGAACCAATAAAATTTTGGTTTCATCTAATATAATTACTAAACCTGCTGATTTTTCCATGTTTAAGGAATTAAGCTATAATTATATAAAATTTCAATTTTACTCATTTTATTCCATTTTTCTTTGGGATTATATTGTTTTAAAATTTTTATGCAATCATCAATTTGTTTTTGATTAACTTGTTCCAACTCAAATTGTAATTCTTCATAAAATTTTGTAAATTTACCATTGAAGGTAAATTTTTCTTCAAAAATTTCAGATAGTTCCATAATTTTTAAGAATCAATATAATCAATTAAACAAAAGAAAACAGCTAATTCAAAACAAAAAACAGAAAATGTATTCCAATGAGTGGTTGATAAATTCCAATTACATATTGAAAGTACTGTATAAATAAAAAGTAATATAATAAAATACTTTAAAAATTGTTTTAATAAATCTATCATATTGTTTATTTTTAATAGGTTGGTGAACATTTTTTGCAGTTACAGCTTATATAATGGAAACATGTTGTTCCATTTTTCTTTTTGCCTGTTCCAAGACATTCTATGCATAAATCGTGGAGACATGTTTTTGAATTTTGATTATTTGAAATACTACTCAAATGTTCTTGTTGTCTTTCTTGTAAGTTTGAATTATTCATTTTTATAAATTTTTATTATGTTATCGTCAATTCATTTATCACTCCAAACTCTAATTTCATTATTATATCTACCTTGAACAGAATCTAAGTGAAATGCTTTTGTTATTATTATAACTTCTTCAAATGTAAATGTTTTTTCTTTATTTTTTGTTTTCATAAATTATCATATCTGTTAATATTATTCCTTTGTTATTAACTCCTGTACAAGTTATGTATGGAGATCCATCTTCGTAAAATTTGAGTTTTTCATCCTCTATTTTACAAAAATGAACAATATCATCAACTTGTTTATATATTGCAAATAATCCGTCATTCCAATCAAAAGATTTTTCTGTAGATCTAAAAACAACAACTTTATATTTTTTCATAAATAATTATTTTATAAATTTAATATCTTGAGGCCACAGCCACCAAACTTTATTTTGTTCATCTTTGAAATATATTCTACCATCAACAACATCAAATATTTCAGTTTTTAAATCATTTAAAGCTATTATTTTATCACCTATTTTCATGTTACCATTGTTTTAATATTTGATCAAATGAACAAAATGCCGGAATTTTGGTAAAATCATCTTTTCTATACCCCTCTATTCTACCTAATAAACATGGATATTCTGAAACTACCTTATTTTCACCAATATTATATTTTATAAATTGATTATTAAATATAATTGCAGAATAATATATTTTGTTATTTAATCGTTTGTTAAACTCATTATCATTAATAACCTCAAAAATCGAGTCATTTCTGTTTCTTATGCTTAAAATTCTTGGTTTTATAACATTTTTATAAAAATAAATTTCACATATTGTAAGTTCTTCAGAAACATTAGTTATTATGCCTAACTCATTTTCCATACATATGAATCTATCTCTTGATATATAACTATTTCTTAACCTTACTTTATCTCCTACTTCCATATTTATTTTTTAACTGGAACCTCATATTCATGAACATCAATTGTTGCACCATCTACTAATTCTCTCCAATCAACCTCGCTTCCATCGTATACATCAATATCACCACCATAATTTGTAATAATTGATATTCTGTATACTTGTCCTATATTTATACCGTTTTCTATTTTGTCAACTGCCTTTAATTTCATAATTATTTTTTATAATTCAAAAGGATTATTTAAACTCAAACTTTGTATAATAATCTTTGGCTGACCATTTTCAATTGCGACTTGCATTGTTAATCTTCCATTTGTTGCATGTACGTTTTTCTTATATACAACAGTATACGTACCATCATCGTTTTTGTTTACTCCAACTCTTTTTATAACATATCCAAATTTCATATGTTGATATAAATTCTTCAGATTTTTTTCTCCAAACTTATCAATTGAAACTTTTGATGTAATTGAAATCATTCCTTCAATATTATTGAGACTATAATAAGTTTTAAAAAGTTCACCAATTGTGGTTCCATAAACCATAACTGGACTTTGTGCATTTAAATTAATTGATAAAATAAATGTTGTAATTAAAATTAATATTTTTTTCATACTTTTTTAGTTTATAACGACAAAAATATTATTATGGAGAAATAAAATTTATAATTTTATGTTTTTAGCTATATTTATTTTATAATCCTCAATTATATCTAAAAATTCAACAGGTTCAAACACCTCAATATCATTAAGTTTATTAAATTCAGATGGACGCAAATCTAATTTTATAACCAAATTATTTTGATAATTGTTTAGTTTATTTAATAAATTATTACATCCACCATCATTGAATGAGCCTTGATAAGCTGCACTTCTTTTTAATTGGTTTGCTGCTTCTGTCACAATTTGTTTTAAAAACGAAAATTTCATATTGTTTTATTAAATTATGGTTTTAATTTGCATTAATAACTTCTGCGTGTTTATATATATCTGATATTAATTTATGTCTTCTCATAATTTTTCTAATTAAAAACGTTCTATAATACAGTGTAACCTAAATGCTAGTCATCCACTCGGATAGTATTACCTTTAAACCAACCTTTTGTCACGCATCCAGTTACAATTTCACCATTTGGTGATATTGCTTTGAATTTTGTAATAAATACATCATCTTTTGAGCCAGAAAACCAACCATAACCACCTACTTTTATTGGCTTATAACCGCTTCTTTCTAATACTTTTTTTGCTCCACTTTCGTCAGTACATGAATATATAGTAAAGCAACTAACAATGGCTATAAATAAAGCCGAAGTTTTTAATAATTTTGAAGTTTTTTTTCTCATTTTTACATTTATTTTAAATTTATATAATTTCAAATTTAGATCTCATTCTATATAATGTTCTCTCTGAAACCCCAAGGAATTTTGATCTTTGATTATCATTATCAAAAATTATATCTGCAAGTTCTAATTGAATTGAAGGTTCACTAACTAATTTTTTAATAATATTGCACTCAGAATCAACTTCTAAAATAGTTTTCTTATCAAATTCTTTTAATTTAAAAGAATCCAATATGTCAAAACCTGAAATTTTATCATTATTCACTTTTGTTCCAGTTGGAATAAAAAGAGAATTCAAATCTTTGGTTACATAAAGAAATTTATTTTTCATAAATTTTCTATTTTACAGATAGCTTTTTTTGTGGCTTTAATATATTTATAGTATATTCCACTATTATTATTTCCTGATTTATTGGCCAACATTTTTTCTTTTTCCAATATCGTTCTCAATTTTTTAAGTAATTTGCTTTTTTTAAACATTTTCATAGTTTTTGGTTTTATAACGAAAATAATAAATTAAAAGTGAAACAAAATTATAAAAAAATATTCATTAATTAAAATTTTTATTTTATATTTATGATAAAAAATGGAATTAACTGTACAACAATTAATAAGCATAATAGGCTCGAATAAAACTGAGCTGGCTAATAATTTAATTAAATCACTAAATGACAATCTTAAAAAATATGAAATTAACACAAAACAAAGAATTTGTCATTTTTTAGCACAGGTTTTACATGAAAGTTCAAATTTTTATTATGTTAAAGAAAATTTAAACTATTCAGCAAAGGGATTGGTTGCTGTTTTTCCAAAATATTTTCCAAATTTAGAAATGGCATTGCAATATCAATATAAACCTGAAAAAATTGCAAACAAAATCTATAGTTTAAGAATGGGTAATGGAGATGAAGCTTCTGGAGATGGGTATAGATATTGTGGTCGTGGTTTTATTCAAACTACAGGATTAAATAATTATAAAGCATTTTCAAAATATGCAGGAATTGATTGTGTTAATAAACCAGAATTGTTAGAAACAATACAATATGCTATAGAATCAGCTTGCTATTTTTGGAAAATTAACAACTTAAATACTTTATCAGATTCAACAAATAAAAATGAAGATGTTGTTTTATCTATAACCAAAATTGTAAATGGTGGAACCAATGGATATGATGATAGATTACAAAAATTTAATATATGTTTTAACGTTTTGTAAAATAATTAAACATCTCTATCATTTTCAAAAATATGTTTTATAGTAGGAAATCGTAAACTTAAATTTCCATTTTTATCCTTTGATTCCATAAAATATTTTACTGTAACTGTTTTACCAATCAATAATTCTGGATTTTTAAAATATTTTCTTCTTTGTTCAATAGAAAATCCACTACCAACAGAAACATTATAACCTTTATGCAAGATATTGATATTTGTAAGCATCATTTCCTCAATTTCTTTTCCATTAATTATGACTCGAAATATTCCTGTTTCTACAGATTGAACGGTATATTCTGCATCATGAAATTGTTTAACCTTTAAAAGATTATTGCTTCTTCCAGATTTATAATCAACATCTTTTCGCAACATCAATCCCTCCCATCCAAGTTCGGCAGCATTTTTAATTAATATTTGCAATTCTTCTTTTGAAGATACTATTTTTTGTTCTAGTATTTCAACAGTATAAGACTTAATAGGAAATTATATAAATGATAATTTTCCGTCTTTATGTCGGATTTTGTTCACGACTGGAATCACTGCAAATTCCTCTATCTCCTCAGCTTTAAAGGCATTGGGGACTACTTTTCGAATAATATTATAACTACCGTTGACATCAGCGTGGATTTTGGTTGGTTTACCGAGGATTTTGTACCAGCTTCTACTTTCACGATACCCACCAAATTGGTGGTGTGAGTTATCGTTTTTGTTGAAAGTTGGTATTGGGTCCAGATCCAAGAAAGATGCTTTGGATGTATAAGATTCTTCATTTGTTAAGGCCAATCTTCCCTTAATTTCCAGTTTATAGGATATTTTATCAAAGAGTTTAGTAAATGGGATTGATTGAGAATTTTGATTATTTTTCGATCCCATTTCTTTGTTTTGTTTCCAGAAATCGTTTTTGCCAAGGATAATTATATTGATGTCATTTTCCTCCAATTGGTCAACGACCAAATTGGCTGCTTTGGTAAAATAATCATCAATTTTATTATTCCTTTTCATTGTGAGTTTCTGAATTTTATTTGATGTATATACTCCTTTTGGTAACTGACTTTGGTACTCAGCCATTTTTTTGTTGTAATATTGATTAACGCTCTTAACTGGTCTTCCATTAATGATTTTGGGAGTAAACTCCTTAACATTTGAGGTTAAAGTCAGTAGATTGTTAACACCTGGGTCTGCACCCATATATTTTTTATTATCTTTTTTTGGTTCCTCTATTTCTTTTTTATATATTGTTTCTATTTGGTAACACCCAGTTTGCACGGATATTTCAACACAAACAAGTTTGCAATCTGTATGCAGATATGGAATTGATATATTTGTTTTTGATAATTTTATAACTCCTTTTTTTAATCCTGTTGTTGAAATTGATCCAAGTTCGTAGTTAAGTCCGTTTCTTCCTATTTTTGTGTTTTTATATTTTGGAAGACTTGGTATTCCCGTATATTTTTGTGGATGTATTTTCCAGTCTTTTATGGATACGAAAAAACTTTTCCAGTTTTTATCCAATCCTATTAATACCTGATTTGATATTTTTCTTGGTAATGCTTTGTAATTTTCATCTTTGATCAGCATCTTTCTTATATCATGATAATTAAGGTATATGGCGTGATCAACCATACCTTTTTCTTTTAATTCAGATGTATGTATGAAAACCTGACGGATAATGAAATTTGCCCTGTTATATAATTTTTTTGATTTCCAACATAATTCATCAATTTCTTTATAAAATTCATGATTTGTATCTATCCTATGTTTCTCAATCAAATACATTCAATAATTCTTTTCTATAAATATATAAAAAAATAAATTTAAATGCTTTTCTATAAACTTAATAATTTTGTTTTTTAAAAACAAGTTTTTATTTATATATTTTTAAATTATTTTTCTATAAATTTAAATAATTATTGTTTACGGTTATAACATAATAATAACATATTAATTTATATCTATTGTTTAATAACAGCCTTCTTAATTACTATACTATCAGAAACAAATTCAATATCTCCTTCTTTTAAACCCAACAAAAACATGGTTCTCAAGTAGTTTTTATAATCTTTAGTGTTTTTAAACGAAGCTCCAACAATGGAATTCCATACAACTTTGCAATCTTCTTTACCTAACTGCATTTTTTCCCCATTATTCCTAATTTCCTCAACAGAACCTTGTTTTGATTCATTCGTTGTAATTCTAAGTGATTTTTCCATGATTTTTTTATTTGATAACGAAATTATTTTTGAGGAGGAGAAAATTATTGTTTAATCAATTATGGATTTTCGTGCTTATTACCTATTACAGTTCTGAATTCCATATCAGATGAACAACCGCCTCCGAAACTCCACTCTGAGTTTTTATTGTTCCAACTTACTAAGTGAATATTACCACTCCCTCCCCATTCATTCTTATCAAATTCAATAATATCATTATCGTAAATTTTTGTTCCTTGACAATCTTCTCTTCCGGTCCAAAAATCATGAGATATTATTTTCCAATCATCACGATCAATAGGAAAAAATGCAATTCCATTTCTATCATCAAAAATATCATTGTATATTTTAATTCTATCACCTTTTTTTATGGAACCAAAATCTTGTTTTGCTTCTAATATTATTCTTACATTTGCTACCATTCTATTTTCTAATTATTAATTTGCCTTCTCTTCCACTTTTAACATAAATTGTATCATTTTTCTTTAATAAAAATTGATCCCAATAAAATTGAATTACGTATTTTTTAGAATTTAAGGATGTTGCAACATATTCGTAAACATCTAACCTTTTATCTACTTTATAAACACCTTCAGCTTCTGTTAATTTTATTGTTGAGCATGAACAAAAAAACAAAATTATTACAATTAACAAATGTCTCATTTTATTGATTTTAAGATTTCTAAAATTTTCACATCTAAGGTTGTATTTAAATTTTTATAATTATCATAAGGAATATCTACATAAAAATATGTATCTTTTTTTAAAGGCCAAAGCCAATTATTCCTATTTCCCCAAAAAACAACAGAATAATCATTTTCATTATATATTTTTATTGTTGCTTTTCTATAATAATTATTTTTTATTTCTAATAAATAACAATTATCATGTATCTTAATAATTTCATACCTATGATCAATAATAAATTCTTTATATTTTTTATTATTTGAATATGTTGAATATAATGAACAAATTATTGCAAAAATACATAATGTAAAAATAAGGTAAAATGTTGTTTTTTTCATTTTTTAATTTTTTTAAATAAACTATTTTTAAAAACGATTTCAAATTTTAAATCACAATCAAAATCAGTTGTTTTTTTAATCATACACGCACAATAGAACATTATGGAATTTGCAGTTCCTATTAATTCTGTTTCTGAAATTTTTTTGTAGATATCAAATGGTAGTGCTGTTTTACAAATTTCATCGGCTTGGATTTGTGTCATATTTTAAAATTTACATTACTCTTTATATCCACGTCCTGACCATCCAATTCCATCAAATATTACTCTACCAGATGGATCAACATTTATTTCTCCAAATTTTATCATTTCATTGTTAATTGTAATAGTTGTAGCACCATCAATAATTGTGTTATGAGCCATTAAATAAGCATATATAGCCATTGCAATTTCTTTACCAGTTAGGTTTATTTCAACTCCTGGTCCATATTCAGTTTTTCCTTTACCAAAATTAATATTCATAATTTAAAATTTTATAAAACATAACATATTGTATTCATTGATTATATTCAAATCCAAAAAATCATTAGATTCAATATTTTTTTTGATGGTTGATTTTAAATTTTCGATTCTTTTTTGTTGAATATATTTTGGGCACATACCACCGTTTTGTTCAATTGTTGGAATAATTTCTTCCAGATATTTTCTTTTATCCATGCTGTAATTTTAATTAAAATATTTCGTTCTAAAACATTAAATGTTGAATATTTAAAATCCATTTTTATAGGAATATCAAATCTTTGTTTTCCATATCTGTTTTTTAAAATTTTAATTTTATTTATTTCAATTTTCATTACTGTGTTAGCAATAAAAAGTGGTTCTGTTGATGAAAAACAAAAAATATCATCGTCAATATTTTTTGTTTGTAATGTAACAATTATTGGAATATTTAAATCAATAGCTAATTCTCTTAATTTCCAAAAATTATTTTTTAAATAATGACTCTCATCAATAATTAAAACATCTGGAATAAATCCATTTAATTTATGTTTCTCCAATATTAGTTCTATGTTTTTATAAAAGTTTTTTTCTGCAAGAGATGGTATCATTTTTTTAATAAAAAAATGTCCTATATATTCTTTTTTAAATTCTGGTATATAATTTTCGTAGAAACTTTTAATGCTCTTTTTGTTTAAACATGAATAAGTTTTTTTAAGAACATATGATTCAGGTTCAGAACATGTAATAAATAAAACATCTTTACCTTGCTCAATATAATCGCAAGCAAAATTAACTGCAAATGTAGATTTACCAGTTGCACATGCACCACCAATAATATTTATTGAACCAAGTTCTGGATTATTTCCTAATAATTTATAAATTTTTTGAATATTTTTCATTATTCTTTTATATTCAGATTATACCAAATTGCATATTTTGCAACAGCTTCAAAAATTGCATCTTTTAAAAAACATCCTTCTTTTATCACTTTTATTGTTTCAAATTCATTGGGAACGGATGGATGTATTTTGCATTCATCTGCGTAAATTGTAACAAAATCTCTTGTGTTTATTTTTTCAACAACAGGCATTAACCAACTATAATCTAGGAAAAAATTAATCGTGTTTGGAAAAAGAGGATCTCCGTTTTTTTCTAAAATTGGAACATTTAAATAATTAATTTTATTCACTCTGTCCATATCTTTAACTCCAAGCCACTTCATTTTAAATTCATCAGTTGCCTCTTTATAACCCATAAAAATGGCGATAGCTTTTTCATATTCAAAAAGTTGATTTGATTCCATAATTTGTTTTTGTTTATAACGAAATTTATTTAATTAAGTGGGAATTATTTTTGTAGAATTTTAAAAAATCATAAACAACAAGAAAAATACATTCATTTAAATAATACTTGTTTGTACTATATTGAGTAAAAAACAAATCTTTTGCTTCATAACAACCATTTACATAATCATAACCTTCTGAAATATCTGTAATTCTAAGGTAACAACTATTATGGAATATAGCAGAATCGTTTTGTTTATAACCTAAATAGTCTGTAAATGTTGACCTTTCACAAACTAACATCCAAATAGGCATAATCCATTCAAAGGATTGATGGAAAAATAGTTTGGTTGAATATCTTCCTAGGTATTTGTATCTTTCTCCCCCTCCATAATCCAACTTCCTAAGATCAACAAAATTTGCAATAAGTTGATTTCCTTCTTCTATTTGTTTTGATGTCAATTTTTTCATTTATTTATTACAATAATTAATGATTGAATCATTGTACCACTTTCTTTGAAAGTTCCTGCTGGAATTTCATGAATTTCTGCACCAACTTCATCAAGCCAATTTCTAAACTCAGTTTCTTTTTTGTTGCTTGAAAATTGCCAATGTTTTGAAGATATTGTGACTAAACGTCCACTTTTTTTTAAACATCCATACATATGTTTAATGTGTAAAATATCGAGGTTGTTTTTAAAGGGGGGATTTGCAACAATCCTATCATAATAATTTTCTTTATTTAATGTTAAAAAATCATCGCAAAGAAAAGTTATGTTTGGGATTTTTTGAATAAAACTTAAATTGATGGGCATTAATTCACAATAGTCAACATTTTTGTTTAAAAAATTTCTATGTACTGCATTTATTATTGCTCCTTGTCCGGCAGAAGGCTCTAAAATTGTATGTTGTTTTTCGATTTCAGCCAATTCAACAACTCTATCAGCCAAACCCAAAGGAGTCCCAAAAAATTGAAATTCTTTTTTAAGGTTTCTGTTTTCACCATTTGCAATTTGAGCCAATAATTCTGTTGGATCTTCTTTAAAAACAAATCCTTGAATTTTGTTACCTTTCCAAACTCCCCCTATTAAATTCAGTGCTTTAGCAACATCTTGATATAAACTTCGATCTAATTTAATATTTGGAAGTTTAACAACCAAATTTTCTATTGTACATTGTTGTAAAATTTCTTGTTTTGTCATTTTTTATATTTTTATTGTTTACCACTTCCATAACAATGCCAGCATTTGCCAGTAGCATTACATGCAGAACAAGAACTGCCAGATTGTCCATACATTCCGCTACACCAACCGGAACCTTTACACACAACACAATATCCCGAACCTCCACATGTATAACAAAGTTTTGGAGTTTCAACAGGAGTATAATTTGATGAACTGGAATATGAATTATAATTTGAATATCCATTCATATAATTTACAAAAAATTTATCATAAGAAGAACCTACTGAAGCATATATGTAAACATATTCATTATATATTAGATGAATAACATAATCATTAATTCTTTCTATTTGATAGGTGAAAGTTTTTTCATTCACTGTCAATTTTAATTCATATTCTGTTTCTTTATAAAATCCTTTGTTTGTAATTTGTTGACTTGTTGCAAGATTCATTGAAACCATAGAAAAGTTCCCAAATTTATCAAAATAAATAGAAGAACTTAAAGATTTTATTTCTGGATTTTGTAATTGCCATATCGTGTTTTTTAAACTTTGAGAATATACAATTGCAACTGTTAATAATAAAGTTAAACTTAAAATAATTTTTTTCATAATTTTTATTTTTTAGATTAATAATTTAAATAAAATGTGGAATAAAATTTCCCTGAGATACTCCGACAACAGGAATCAATGAGTCTCCTGAAATATCTTTACCTTCTATTGAATTTATGCTTTGATGCCAGGTTTTTTGAAATTCTGGAGCTATTTTCTTTAGCTCAATTAACAAATGAAAACCCCCTCTTGTTTTTAAATATTTACAACAATCTTCATTTATTAATGTTTTAACTTTTTCTTTTACAATATTAACATCTATATTATCAAAATCAATATCGTAAAATATTTTTCTGGAGCAAGCCTTTTGAATTTCAGACATTATTTCTTGGTGAGGATTGTATCCATCATATTCTTTTGTAACAAGATGCGCTAATTTTATGAGACTATTTTTTGCAGCCTTTTCAAAACTTCTTGGATTTATGCTTATATATAAAGCAAGTGCTTCCTGTGGAATTGGGTTATGTTTTTGGAAATAAGATCCAACTTCACACTCAAGTTGTTTTATTTTTTCAAACATAAATTCTTTATTGCTTGTAAATCTTTTTATTTGTTGTTTGTCTGAACTTATTTTATTTGTTTCATTGCAATATTTTGACCTTGCTAATAAACTCAAATAATACTGTTCACCTTTTTGTAATTCAGGGAGCCATTTAATAAATTCTAAGAGCTTTTGTTTGTCTTTGATAATTTCGTAATTCATGTTTTTATATTATATGTTTTATAAATTAATTAAAAAAACAATTTATAAATTATTTTTTCTATAAAATTCGTTTTTGTAATATATGATAAACCAATGGTATCTTCACCGTAATCAATAACCACAAAATCATTATCTACTTTTTTACATTTAAAATATTTTTTTGGTAATTCTCCTTTTATATATTTTGTATATTTCACAATTTCACCAACTTTATAAGTTTGTGGTTTCATATTTTGTTCAATATTATCCATATAAATTTATATTAATTCAAATTTTGTTAATGTATCTCTTCTTACTTCTTTATTAATTGTTAAAAGATAATTTTTGATATTGTTTATTATTTTACCATTGTGAACTACCCACCCACGCCAAAGGCGATTGGATGGGCTTCGGGTTTCATAGAGTGTGCTTTGTTGCCAAAGTCTGATTTACTCTCCACCTTTGTAATCGCCAGTTCCTGACGATATATTTTTAATCCTTCTTTTAGAATGTTCTTTGCAGCATTAAGGTCACGGTCTAATATATGTCCATTTTTGCAAGTCCATTCTCTTATTGAAAGATTTAAGTCTTGATTTATCCAACCACATTCACAACAGGTTTTACTTGAAGGATACCAGCGATTGATTTTAATAATTTGTTTATCATTCCAATCTGCTTTATATTCCAACAATCTTACGAAAGTCCCCCAACTGGCATCTGATATATGTTTTGCAAGTTTATGGTTTTTAACCATTCCTTTCACATTCAAGTCTTCTAATGCGATTATATCATAATTAGACACTAATTGGTGGGATACTTTATGTAAGTTATCCATTCGTGAGTTGGTTATCTTCTCGTGAATTAAGGCTGTTTTCCGTCTTTGTTTTTCAAACGAATTACTACCTTTTATTTTACGAGAAAGATGTTTTTGTGCTTTCGCTAACTTTCTTTCATATCGCTTTGTGTATTTGTTATTTTTGAATTTAACTCCATCAGATGTTATTGCAAAGTCTTTTAATCCTAAGTCAATTCCACATACAGCACCTGTCTTTTCTTTTGGTTGATATTGTTCTTCTGAAAGTATAGATACGAAATATTTGCCTGTTGGTGTTTTGCTTAAAGTACATTTCCCAATTTCGCCCTTTACTTCACGGTGAACATTAACTTTAATTCCTTCCTTAAACTTTGGTGCGTAAAATCTATCTCCTTCCAGTTTTGCAAATTGGGGAACAGTAAACGTATTCTTCTTTTTTCTTGACTTAAATCTTGGAAACTTAGCGTTACCACGAAAAAAATTTACATAAGCAGTATCTAAGCATCTTAAAGCAAACTGCAATGATTGGCTATTAACTTCTTTAAGCCAAACAGTTTCATCTTTTTTCTTTAATTCTGTTAAAGTTGCTGCTTGTGCATAGTAATTATCTGACTTTTTATCTGCTTGATACTGTTCTTTACGCTCATTCAGAAAATGATTATAGACAAATCGGATACATCCAAAATGCTTATCCAACAGCGTTTTCTGCTCTTGGTTTGGCATTAATTCAAATTGGTATGTCCGAAATATCGTTTTCATTCTTACTATTAAATAGTTTTAATAACGCAAATATAATGCTTTTTTGTAAATCCGCTACATTCCTCGTTTATCCATTGCTCAAATAGTTCGTAGGCTTAAACAAGAATCTACTCGTCAAATATGGTTGCTGCATTCATCTACACTTCGTAAGCAATATTGGTATCAGAAGCTACTTTGGTCAGATGGTTATTTCGTTTGTTCAATCTGGGAAGCAAGTCCAAATACTATTCGTGAGTATATCCTTTCACAAGGTTAATTCATTATATTTGTGCCTTACATCCAATCCACGCTAAAAGGCGATGAATTGGTTTTACGGCACGTTTTATAAAATTGTTGTAAATAATCAAGTTTTAACCCTTTTTTAACAAGAGTTAAATCTTTGTTTTTTATTCTATTGTTTTTGTAATCACTTATTGCAGATAAAATAATATCTTTATATCCTATATTAAAATCAACAATATTTATTTTTCTTTCTGTAATTCTACCATTAACAATTACTCTTAATTGGTGTACTTTGTTACTTTTTAAATACATAATCTCAAAATCATCAAAACCAATGAGGTTAAATACATCATTGGTTTTTTCGTATTTTGCTATTTTTATTATATTTTTCATTTTTTAAAATATAACGAATCATAAGTTTATATGGAGAAATTTTATTTTTTAGAATCATATTCGAAATTAAGAATTTTAACACTTAAATTGTTAGAAAATTTGCTTCTTACCACAATGCCCTCAATTATTTGTCCTGTTTTTTCTTTAATTTCTTTAAAAATTTCATTACATTTTTTTATTAAATCATCATAAGAATATATACCTTCAAATATAGGTTCAGTATATTCTAAACCTAATTCTTCTGAAACTTTTTTAAGGTTATGTTCTTGACCATAATGAATTCTTTTAGCACATCCCGATTTCAAATCATCAACTCCAAAAAAAATAACTTTAGAATCTCCTTTGGCATCTTGGTTTAAATTCTTTCCACTTCCTTTGCTGCCACCAGAACCTCCTACAAGTTCTCCACGTAAAGCCAATTCTACATTATATTTCAAACAATATGTTTCTAATTTATCAAGATAACCATGTTTTTTAGTAGTATCCACAAAAGCATCTCTCACCTCAGTTGTTATTTCTTTTAAATTTAAATCAACAACATCTTGATTAGTGTAAAATTTTTGTTTAAAATCATTATACCATCCTTTTTGATTTGTAGCCCTATCAAAATATTGATGTAATATATTATTATCTAAGTCAATATAACTAGAAACATAGGTCTGTTCAATTTTCTTTTTTTGATTTCTTGAACATATACCCTTTTCAAATTCATTAATATTAATAGAATCTTTACGAAAATATTCCGTAATAGATGAACCATCTCTTTTAATAGAACCTGAAATAATTTCATTATCTTCAAAACACCTATCAATATTTGATTTTTTTAACTGTGCAAGAGGTTCATCTGTTTTATATAAAAAACTTGGAATATCACCATCTGATAATCCTGAACCACCGCTTTCAAAAGAATCTTCTGCCACATATTTAATAACTTCTAATTTCACCCGTAAATCAATATCAGAAAAATCATTGGTTTTTAAATATTCTTTTAAAATAGTTAATGGAATAATAATTCCATTTGAATATATTGGTTCAGTACTATTTAACATACTGAAGTTGAACTTTATACTTCTAATTCTCCCCTTTTTACCTAATTTATTTTTAGAAATATCTCCATTTGGTTCATGATATTCTCTAAATATCAATGAGTTAGGAATACAAAAATCTGGCATTATATATAAAACATTATCTCCAATTTTATATAATCCTTTGCCTACAACAATATCAAATTCACATGAATTCCCATCCGAATCACAAATGTGTGCAACTTGAATATTTAATGCTTCTTCACCATTTTTATAAATGGGAATTAATTTTTCAATTTTTACAATATCTACAGGTTTCATTTTTTATTATTTTTATTTTTTAAAAAGGAAAATTGTTATCTTCAGAATTGTATATTATTTTTTCATTTGAGATTAAACTTCCACATTCTTTTAAAATTTCATCACCGTATTGATGAAATAATTTTTTATATTCATCATATAAATTTTTGATTATTTCAAAATCATCTTTGTTTAATTCAGAATAAATGATATCAAGAGCTTCAATTTCATGTTGTAAAATAAAAAATAGACAAAACAAATAAAGCTCTTCTTCTGAATATGATTTCATTTCAGCAATATCACTTCTTGATTTACCTATATAAAAATTTGTTCTTAAAAAGTCATGATGGTAAGTATATGGAATCCTTGAAATTGAAATTCTATCATTTCCTATTTTTTTAATTATATCCAACACTTTTTCTTTAATCGTTCTATCCATTTTATAATTTTTTAATCAAATCAATATTATTTTTTATAAAATCAAATATTTCTTCATAAACATTGTTATCAAATTGTTCAAAAATTCTTTGATATAATTGTTGTTCTTTTGTTAATTTCAGTGATTTGGTTTGTTTTATATAGTCACCTTCTCCAAATTTACTATTTGTTTTGATATAACCGCCAAAATATGCAGCAATCTTCTCAATAAGATCAATATTACCTTTTCTGCTTGAAACCTCTAAAGAACATCCTTCATTGCATTCAGATAACCAAATTGGAATTATATTTACATCTATATTTATAAAAATTGTAGAATTTGATAGCACAACTTTAGTTTTTAATTCTTGCTCAATTACAAATTTAACATCAAGAATATTTATTGTTTTGGGAGTTGTAAATTTAATTAAGGTTTCCATGTTATTTTTCTCTGTTTAAATTTGATATTTTAAGAAAATTACATATTTATTTGTTTTCTTCGTTATCTAAAATATTACCTAATTCATTACAAAATATGTAAAAATTATAATAGCTTTTTTCAAGTGGATAGGCACGTATGGTTTTTTTATACTTATCTTTCCAATCTGTATGATAAATTAAATCAACTGTTGTTAATTTTAATATTATAATCCCAATTTATTATTGGTTCATTTTCTACAATTTGAATTTTTTTTAAATACATTTTAAAAATTTTGGTTTAATTGTATATTATTTGAGTGATTGGTTATTTTATATTGAATTTCATCTAATATTTTCAAATTTCTTTCATAACAAATTTTAACAGCCTCTTCGTAATCGAATATTTCCTCTTTGTTTAAAGAACCATTTAAAAATTTTATATCTGTTTTAAATTCCATTTTAATCTTTTCAATATACCACTCAAGAACCTCATGAGTATTTTTGAAATCATTGTAATTGTAAAATTCTTTCCTTCTTACAACTCTATATTTATTTATAATTGGTTCTTCTTCTTTTGTATTCCAAACAAAAGCTTCTAAATTATTATTTTTTATAAATTTTTTTGCTTTGCTGGAACTACCAAATATTTTAGCTTCTCTAAGTTTGTTTGTAAAAACAAAATCTTTTTTAAAAGTTAATTCATTAAAAGCACATTCTTTTAAAAATCCGTTATTGGTTACAATGAATATCATTTTTTATTGTTTAAATATTTTTAATAAGCAAATGTAATATTTTTTAGAATTAAAATCATAAATTTTATTATGTTTTATTTTCCACAAAATTGAATATGTGATTTTGCAACTGAAAGCGCAAGGTTAAGTTTACCTATCTCAATTTTAAAATCTTTTTCTTTTTCAGATTCTAAAGTTTTTATTACTTCTGATATTTGAGATATTATTATATTTAATGGATGTTCACAATATATTGTTTTGCTCATTATTTTGCCTTTTTAATTATATATAATTCATCATCATTTTCCACAATAACCTCATTATTAAAAATGTTTTTATTTGTTATTTTAGATAATATTTCTCTACTCAAATTTTCATCTTTTAATATTTTTTCAGCTAAAGTACTTTTATGTGCATCCATTTTTATTTGTTGTTTAAAAAATAATTAAATCCATCTCTATAAAATTCACCTTCATTTTTTTTACTTTTTAAAATTTTCTCATTTTTTGTATTATTTTTGGAATCACTATAACCATTTATCCAAATATCGCTTATTTTTCCAATTCCGAAGTATTGTTTTGTTGGATGATTATAAGCGTAATTAAGTGAAACATTTTCTGGAGTTTTTTCAATTTTAACATCTCCAAACAAATGTTGTTGTTCAGATGTAATAAGAAAATCAAAATATTTGTTTTTTGCAAAATATAGATAACCACAAGCATGAAGATTTGAAATATCAATATCTTCGTGAATTAAATCAACAATTATTGTTCCTCTGTTCCGAACCAAATAATTAATTAATTCAGTTTTTAATTCTTTTGAAGCTTGTTTAATTTTTAACTTATCAAGCATTTCTGTTTTTGGATCACTTAATTCTTTTAATATGTTATTGAATTCTCTTTTTTTCATTTTACAAATCTATTCCCACATTTTTTACATTTAAAATGATCCATTGTCCAGTTTTTACCTTTTGGATCTACAAATTGAATATTTTCCCTTTCTCCACAAGAAGAACAAAAAATATTTTCTGAAATCAGTGTTTCTTTTTGTTTTGTTTCTACAAATTGAGTAAAATGTAAAACCAAAGCAGGATTATATCCATTTATTTTTAATGGATTATTTTGATCCATTATAACTCTTATTAAATTTATATCCCAAATTTTTTCCAATATCTCACTTTTATCTTTAAATTTATCAATAAGATATTTTTTAAATTCTTTTCCAATTTCTATAGCTTCTTCATTTGTTAAATTTATGTTTGGAAAATTAATTCTTATAAAATGGGGGAAAAACTCTAAATCCATAATTTTAATTTTTTAAATTATAACGAATATGTTTTTGTTTTGGAGAAAATATATATCTGTAAGGTTATAATTGTTGTTTATAACCTTGTGGAGTTATAAAATATCGGTTAATTAACCGATAAATATATCTACCAAATCACCTAATGTAAGATATACTTCATAATATCCATTACTATGCGATTTTGAATATGCATAGTTATAAACTTTATCTCTGTATTTTTCAGGTATATTATTTAATCCGCTTTGATCTTTAATAAATTCTTCGATTAATGAATTTAATCTTTGTTGTTCCAGATTATAAATTTCTTTCTGTTTGTCGTTTTCTTTCTTAAGAATTTCATATTGTTTTAGTTCTTCTGCATATTTTATTACATCATCAGAACTGTGTTTTAAACCAAGTGTTGGTTTTGAAATCCTATCAGGATATTCATTGTTATTGCTATTTCTAATATCATCAATAACTTCATAAACGCTTTTATCTCTTTTAAGAAAATAAGAATTTACATCTTCTATTGTTTTAAATTGTGATTCCATCATTTTGTTTTTTAAATTGTTCTAATATATAATTCATTTCTTTGTGTTGAGTGCAATATTTCCCATCAAGCCAAGAAATAAAGTTAATCATGTCTTGGCTTGAAAATTCATTTTTGTTTTCACAAGCATCATTTGGAATTTCTCTTAATATATTTTTGATTTCATCAATATCTAAAATTGCTTGTTTTTCATTTTTATCTAAAAATCTTGCTGTTTTATCTGAATTTTCTTTATTTTTTAATATTGAAAAATAATTACAAATTGGAGACATTAAATTTCTCAGTCTTGTTATTTTTGTATCCATTTTTTAAATTTATAACGAAAATATTTTATTGTAGGAGAAAAATTAAATTAAATTACCAAAAACTTCTCTTATATCATCAACTTCAAATCCAGCAGCTTTTTTGTGGCCACCTCCTCCCATTCTGATAGCAAGTTCTGAACAATCAACATTATCTTTTGTTGTATAAAGTGAAAAGTTCCATTTTTTACCATTAAATTGAAATGGAATCATAATATCATGTTTTTCTTCTTTAAAAACACTTTTAAAAACATCTGAATTGAAACCTCCACCATTTAAACATATTGCTTTAAAACCACAGAAATCAAATTCAAAAGAAGATTTTTTACATTGTATTTCATTTATTTGATTTTGATATTTTAATATAATTTTGCCTTCGTTAATAATGGAATAAACTAGATTTATATCTGTAAAAACTTCAACAGGAAAATTTTCTGGGCCATTACAGTATAATTTCATGCCAAATTGAAATGGTAAAACCATATTCTCCCAATTATAAATATCTTGATTCCTCCATGTATCGTATTCCCCCAATAATTTTACAGCTAAAGGCATTTCTATTTTTGGGAATAAATAATTCCATGTTAGTTCACATGCTGAAATTCCATTTTTTAATATTGCATTACAAAAATTCTTATGTTCAAAATTTTCATATTTATTAATTGCAGAGATGTGATGGTCAATCCATGTTAATTGATTATTTGAGCTTTTACTTATTTCAAACATTTTTTCCATTGGAAATGAAACATCTGCCATAATTATTGGTTCGTTTTTTATTTTTAATTTTATTTTATCTCCGTAATCATATCCTATTAATATGGCTTCTGGATATTTTTTCTTAATTATGGCTCCACTTGTGAAACCGTCCAAATCTTTGCTATGGTAAATTGCTAACATATTATTTATTTTAAATTATTTTTTAACTCAGCTATCTCATTTCTAATTTCTGAAATATATTTTAATCTTTTGCTTGAAAAACCATGTCTCATAGCTACTGTTTGTAAATCTTTTATCTCTTCTCCTAGCAAACCAACATATTTTTCGTAAAGCTCAATTATTTTATTTTCATTTTTATACATAATGGAATTCTTTAATGTTATTACTGTCTAACATTTTTTGAAATAATTCGTTGTTACATTTTTGAATATAATAATTTTTAATTTCTCCTTTTTCAAACATATTGTTTATTTTGTTTCTCAATGTATATTCACTAAATATAAGATCATTTATATTTGGTTTATCATTATAAAGTTCCTTTATATGTTTAAGATTTGGCAATCTATTTTCAATTAATTCTTTTGCACAATATAAACTTCTGTTTGCATGAAATAATTTATTTTTTTTATCTAAATGTTTTAAATCTCTTTTTGCAAAACCAATAAATGCTTTAATTATTTTATATGTTCTACAAAGTTCTAATTTTAATTCATCTTTTACCAAATCTGTAAACATCACAATATCAACATTTATTGTAGAATCTCCAGAATGAAAATTTTTCCAAAATTGAAGTTCTGAGCAATAAAGCCAATCTATATTATTATCAATATCTTTATGTTGAAATTGGTGATAATTTGGAAGAGATGAATATAACTCAATTTCAGGAGTTGAATATATCGAAAGAATATCTAAATCTGAATTTTCATTATTTGTTCCATATAAATGGGAACCAATTTCAAAATTTCTAAGAACAATAGAATCAAGTTGTTCTTTTTCTTGTTTATTTATTATTATATTCATTTTTGCTATATTAAAAAGTGATCCAAATTCCAGTTTTTTCTTTTATTTTATTTGAAAAACAGACAGCCTTATCAATATCATCAAAATAACAACTGACTTGAATATTATCTTGAAACGTGAGTTTTGCTTTTGCTTTATAAAAAACAAGTGGAATTGTTGAATTTAATGTTGAGGTTGATCCACTTAGATTTGGTATTTTATTTAAGTCCGGTTTTAAAATAAAATAACTTTTATGATTTTTTTCGAAATCTTCTAAATTTGAGCAGAATTCAAGATTTTCATAAATTCCCTCTTTTCTAAATGTTATTCCAAAAAATTTTTTAGATTTTTTAAATTTGTATTTTTCTGAAATTCCAGAATCAGAAACTGAAATATCAATTAATTTATCTAAATTGTAATTTTCCATTTTATGTATTTTTAATATAAATCTTCTGAAAATAAATAATCTGTATATTTTTCTGTTTGTCCAGCCTCAAAAGCAATTGCACCAGCCTCAACTCTATCAACAAACATTCCATCTGAAGTTAAAAATCCTTGAATGGTTGTTTCTCCATCTTTGTTTTTTAAAATATATTCACGATTTGGGAACATTGCCTCTAATATTGAAATGCAATTACCGTGTCTCCAGCCACCAACCACAATACCATATTCTATATTTCTTGGAACATTATGATATTTAATATTATTTTTATACCAAATTGCAGCACAAATTATATGTTTTTTGGTATTTGTGAATTTTTTATTCATTTATTTGAAAAATATGTTAAACAAACTCTGTTTCTTGATATATTATCTCTGGTTAATATAATATATTCAAAAACTCTAACTAAATCATCATCATTTAAAATATTAAAATCAATATTTGAAATATGTTCAGTTATATTTGTATTGTGTGAAAGGAAAATATTATTCCACCAAGAAGATTTAAAATCATTTTCTTCTGTTTTTATTTTATTTATTTTAGATAAAATAATTTCTTTCATTTTATTTATTATTATTTTTCATCCAATTCTGTACCATAAAAAGTTGACCACACCCTCCGCCAATATCATCTTGCCCAGCAGGATTAAAAACCCTTACATTATATCCAGATTCAACAAAACAATTTGATATATTATTTATTTTATCTAATTCTTTATAACCTTTATCTTTCATGTTTTCATCATTGGAACAAATTACTGAAAAAGTGAAATTAAAAATAAGAGGAGAAAATAAATCTTTTAATCTATTCATTTCTTCTTCATTTTGATTATTTTCTCCAATGCAATAATTTATATAAACAGGTCTTTGGGTACATTGATTCCATTTAATTCCGAAATCACGCATTTCACGTAAATTAAATTTGTTCTTATATGGAATTAATTTATTGCGTTTATGTTCTAATGCCTCATGTACTGAAAACTGAAGCCCAACTTTATCAATTTCATAACTTATATCCAATAATTTTTCAAACGCTTCTTCGTTTCTTGGGCACATTGTTGAAACTAATAATTCTGCATTTTTATATAAATTGTGTAATTTTCTAATTGCATTTATTACATTATCTATATTTAAAATTGGTTCTCCCATACTCATAAACATAATTTGAAATCTTTCTCCGGCAGAATTAACATCTTCAATATCCATATCTTTTAGGCAATATTTGACCTGATCAATTATTTCTTCACTAGTTAAATTTCTGATAAATTTTTTACCAGTTCCACAGAATGCACAACCTACTGGACAACCTACTGGACAACCTACTGGACAACCACTTTGAACTGAAACACACAATACTGTTCTTTTGTAAAAGTTTTCATATTTGTATAAAACTGCTTCTGCAATTGCATCTGGGAATTCAAAAACATATTTCCAAACATTTCCTTCAGAACTATCAAATCTTTTAATCAGCATATTAATAATTTATTTTATATTTTACAAATTTTTCCATTTCATCTAAAGCATCAAAATATCCACTACAACCATCTTGAGAACCGATAGTTTGTTTTCCAAATTCTATTTTTGTAAGCAATATTTTAGATTTATCTTTATCAAAATCATCTTGAATCTGCCAATTATTATAATCATCAATAATTTTATTTAATTCAATTCTACTTGATTTTTAGTTTTAAAATTGAAATCTCCTCGCATTTACAAACAGAAATATGTTTATAAATACATATTGATCCATTATCATCAATAATATCTACAGTATCATTTTTTTGAACATCCAATCCTTTAACAAATTTTATCTCAAGTGTTTTGTCTAAAGTCACAGCTTTTGTTATTGAATCACTCCTTTCTGTAACAATCCAAGTTCTATGGTAAGAATTCATGTGTTGAATGCAGCTTGTTGAAACAGCAAACAAAATAATTATAAATACTTTTTTCATTTTTTATTTTATAACGAAAAAAATAAAAAATTGGAGAAATTAATAAATTTTAAATTCTAAAAATTGTTTATCTAATTCATTCCAATCTACCATCATTTCTTTGATTTCTGTTGTTGGCTTAAGTGGAATATTTTCAGTAATATCATCTATGAATATTTCTTGATTCCTCAACATATATTCCCAATTCCAAGGAGTGGGAATATGTTTTTTGGGAGTTATTTTTGTAATTGGTTTGATATGTTCATTATTTAAGAAATCAATTGCAGCTTCTAATGTTCCGTTGTAACATTGAACTCTATATGTATTTAAAATTATTTCGTGGCCAGCTTCTTGTAATTTTCTAATTATTTTAAAGCAATCATGGTTATATTTACCAATTTTAGGATATAGTTCCTCAACTACAGTATTATCAAAATCTAGATATATTTTCATTGCAAAATAATTAAAATGTTAAATTTAAGCAAATATAAAAATAAAATTTGATTTTGACAAAAAATATTTTAAGATGTTTCATTTTTAATTTGATTAAATAAACAACGATGAAAATTATCATAATCATCGTAACCAAGAGCAATAATCGGATTTTGTTTTATTTCAAGGTTTATATTTAGGGATTTTCTTAATATTTTTGCTGCATAATATCTATGATGACCATCCTCAATCCAAAATTTGTTCTTCGAATAAGAAACATCAATTGGTTCGGATAAATTAATTTTTTGGGACCATTCTATTTTACTTAAACCGCTTTTTTGTTGTTCGTATTTAACATTTTCCAAATCTGCCTTCCATTTAATATTTAACTGATTTGGAGATAGTGTTTTTATATCTTCATTGGAAAAACCAAATGCTAAACGGTCTAAAGCCTCAATTGATATTCCTCCTGTTCTAAGTAATGCTTCAGAAGAATCAAATTTTTCAACTTCATCTTTTATTTCTTTGGTTATATTAATCGGCTTACAATTTTGAGATTCTTTTATTGCTTCTCTGATTATTTTTCTAATAAACATATTTTATATTTAAATAGTTATAATTAAAAATGCACAATATATAAAATTATTATATTGTGCATTTTTAATTATATCATTTTTAATTACACATAATTACGCTCATCAAATTTATTATTTGCTATCAACCAACCAAAATATATTGAGGTATATATTGTCCTTTCTTTATCTCCCCAAAACATTGTTGGACTTTCATAATCTTTGTCTGCAATTTTTAACTGTTCATTAAACATTTCATTGTTTTTTGCCTCGTTAAATAATTTTTCAACTTATTTTTTCATATTTTCATTTTTTAGTTTATATTTTTATCATTTTTCAAAATCTCAATAATTTCATCAATAGATATTGTTTTTGGTATTTCATTGCAACGACTCCACCTATCAAATTCACCAAAAAAATCCCATAAAATATTATTACAACCATTGTAATATCCACAAAAATCATTATTAAAAGAACTAAATCGTACTAGATTTCATAGAAATTTATAGAACGAATCTAAATTTATCTATTACTTTACTTTCTTGTATCATTCTGTGGTTACTTTTTAGGGGCGAAGCCTTGTCATCCATAACCGTGCAGTCCTCAAGCGTTAATTCGGGTGTAAGTATCCCTATTTTTACTTTGTTATTATTTTGTTTTTCTTCCTCTATAAGAAATAATTTATAAAGTCTGATTCCTTCTTTATAGATGTTGATAGCAGCATTAAGGTCACGATCAATGTTAAGACCGCAATGTTCGCACACATAAATGCGTTCATCTAGGCCCAATTTTTCTTTTTTATGACCACAACAGCTACATAGTTTTGAACTAGGAAACCATCTACTTATTTTGATTACATTGCCACCTTTCCATTTTGCTTTATACTGAAGCATTTCAATAAATCTACCGAGACCGAGGTCTTGGATTGATTTTGCGAGGTGGTGGTTTTTCATCATTCCTTTAATGTTAAGGTCTTCTAAAATGATAACTTGGTTTTCGTTTGTCCAACCAATATGGAGGCAAAATACTTTCCTGATGTTGCTTTGGATATTGTGACTGATTTTATATTTTGCTTGTTTTTTAGCAAATAATTTTTGTCTGAATCTGAACACCTATATTTTAAATTTTTTATTTCTTTCGTCAGATTTAATTTGTTGTTTTTATCTGAAAGGCATTTTTTGCTGACAGCATCAACAGGGAATCTTGATCTTTGCCTATCAAATTTCTTTTTAAATTTTGGAAATCCAACTTTTTCTCCTTTGCGCTTATTGGAACAAGAATCAAAGAAGTTCTTGTATGCTTGGATGAGGTCAATGATAGCTTGTTTCATCACCTTTGTATTCTGTTCAAGCATAAAACTTTTTTCTGGATTTTTTCTTATGTAATCTGTAAAATATTTACCCAGATATTTAAGGTTAATAACATTCGTTTTTCCTTCTTTATAAGAATTAATGCAATGTGAAAGACAAGTATTATATACCAAACGATAACACCCGTGATTCTTCGCCAATAGAATCCTCTGCCTCTCATTTGGGTAAATCCTTATCTTTTTTGCATTTAACATTTTTTTATTCCTAAATAATTTTATATATTTGTGCTGGTATTTATAAATATGTCAAAATTTTGTAAAAACTTAATATAAATCAAAACAATTCTATATATTGTTTATTTGTATACAACCCAATAATATCCTGCTTTTCTTTGCATAATTTTTTATTTTTTGTTTTTTTCATAACAAATATAAGCAATTATTTTAAATGCTATTGGTTAATAATCATTTACTTAATCACAAAATTATTATTTTTTTAAATAAGCAACTCACTGCATAATCATCAATTTCATTATTTTTGTTTGCACAAGGTATAAATAATTCACCATCTTCAATAAACCCTTTTGTATTTACAATTATAAGTTCGTAAGTTTCAACTCCCTTAAATATAACTGTCTCTCCAATTGAGAAACCTTCTTTCTTATTTCTTTGGATAGCTCTCTCAATATCAACAATAAAAGCTCGATATTCTGAAGCTTTAGTATCTAATCTTACTTTTCTCTCTATATCAAGTCTACTACCATTATTTGTGTTTTTATCAATAACATCTTCAATGGTTTTTAATTTTCTTTTGTAATCATCTAATAATATTTCCATAGTTTTTTATTTTATAACGAAAAAATTTTAAAATAAGAGTAAATATAATTTTTTATTATTTTAATCTCTCAAAATTTCTATTGCATATTCTTTTGTAATTTGTTTTCCACAATAATGAAGCACTTTTTTTGTTTCAGTTATTCTATCACAAACCCTATCAATAATTACTTCATAATCTGATTTCTCAGGAATCCAAGTGTTTTCCCAAAATTTATCATATATTTTCCAATTGTCTTTATAATTTTTTATTTTAAATTTCCTTCTCAAACATTCTTCATGTATTTCTATATAACGTTTATAAGTATATTGAGGTTTGTTAATAAAAAACAAAACATGACCAGTACCTAAAGTAAATTTATTTGGAATACCTTTAAAATTGTTTTTATAATTTCTAATTTTAAAATTAAATGGCAGTCTTTTAATTTCACGATGTTCAGCCAATAAATGTTCATCTGTAAGATTTTTTACTGGAATTGATACGTTTATTCTTGTCATTTTATCTGTTTCTAATATTTTAAGATAACCATATTATAAATATTATTATTAACGATTATAACACATTTTTATCCAGTAATATGGTTGCATTGCAAAATCAAATTCATGAATATGATAACCAAAAGAGCATAACCAAAATGGTAATGCGAACAACCATAATAATGAAATAAATATGCAACTAATCAATATAATAAACCAACGTACAATAATATATTTAAACATTATATTTGTATTTTTAAAAAATTTTTATAACTCGTTTATTTAAAATGCTTCATAATAATTAATTTTGAGTATCTAAGTACCATTCTCCTGTGTGCCAAATAATATAAGACATTATAGTATCCTCATTGATGGGAGACTTATAAACA